CACCCATGACTGACTGTTGGCTCAGTTGAAATTCTAACCATTTGCAATAAACAAAAGGAGTTAATAAAGACCCCTTGTAAATACCCTCTTCAAAGATTAATCCTTTCCAAGTGTATTGCTTATTGTTTTTGGTGTACGAAACCCCATTAACTAAGTTATCCCATTTTGTCACGCCTGGCACATAAGTACCTGCTGTAACGTTTGAGTCAAAATCCGCAAATAATACGCTACCTAAAGCTTCTTGTAAACACAGACGAGCCTCACGATCAATCCATCTCTCAAATGACTCGTTAGAACCGCTAACATCAATTTCAACTGTGTTAGGAATTCTGAATTTATCAGTAAAGTAAGACTCGTCTATGATATACATTATTTACTCTTTTTCTTTTTTGGTGAATAAGGTTTGGCATTTTTAAGTTTGTTGATGTGTATGTGTGCTATATCATCACTTCTTTCAATCACATCGCCTTTCTTAAATGTTAACCAATCCTTTATTAGCTCTATCTTGACCATGTTATTATGTTGCTAAGGTTGCTAAAGCGGCGTCAATATCAGTTACTTTCAAGAATCCAGTCTTGTCAACTTCTCTGATTAAGAACAACATTCTCTTACGAGCTTTGATTGTTTGTAGGTCAGAAGTAAACTGAGCATTAACTAATCCTCTTGAGATTTCAACCCCACCCATTTCATAAATACGAGCATATCTTGAGTCACCAACTACTAATTGATTCTCAGGCAAGTTGTTGTCAATAACAATAGCCATAGCACCGATGTTCATTACATCTGGGAATATATAGTTGTTATTAGCATCTTTCTTAAGGTGTAGCTCATCAGCAGTATTGCTAGTCATAGCAACAAAGTTAGGAGAATACTTAGAACCTCTTGAGAAAACGATAGCAGTCTTAACCTTTTTAACAAGGTCATAAATGTTAGCATCGGTAATTCCACTTGCCACAGGTGTGTAAGCAGGTACAGATGACATTAAACCTAATAGGTTTTGTCCTGTTCCATCACCAGTAGCTAATTGTTGGTCAATCTCAGTCTGAACGTTTACATCCAAGAACATTTCAAGTTCAGCAGCAGCAGTTACCTCATCCTCACCAAATTCTTCAGTTACAGGTAAAGTATCACCAATCTTTCTTAAAGGAATAGAATACTCTTGGAAAGCAGCAGTTGATTCTGGGAAAGCAGCACCTTCAGCAACCGCAGCAGCAGCACGTACAATACTTGCTTCATCCCAATCAATATACTTGATTACACCATTATGGTTTCCAGTTGATACAGGGATTTTAGGGAATAAGTTGTAAAGAGAACGCTCTTTAACCCCTAATTGTCCAATATCACCTAAACGAACAGCCTCAGTGTTACCTGCGATACTCGCTCTAGTAGTATTTGCTTTGATTACAACCTCTTTGTTGTCACCATTAACGATGCTTTTAATAACATCCATGTTTTCAAGAACCTCATCTCTAAAGGTCTTGTTTTTCTTGTCAGTAGAGTTACCTCTTTCTTCCATTACAGATAATTTTTCTTGGATTTCCTCCAATAATTCTTTTGTGGTATTGTCGGATTTTATTCCTTCAATCTCTGTTTTGATAGCAGCCAAATCCTCTTTGGTTGCACCGTTTTCTAATTGCTGTTTGAAACCGTCAATCTTTTCATTGATTTCATCAGCCATTTTTGTTACATCTTCCATTTCTGATTAAATTTTGATTAAACTAATAAACTTTTGAAGTGATTGCTCGGCTTCGGTTTTGGAAGTGGTTATCTCGGCTTCCTCTTTCATTTCACCCAATGTGGGCGTTAACTCATTACTGCCAAGTAAAACAGCACTTATCTCTATTAGTTTTGCTTCACGCACTAACCAAAAGTACCCTCTCTGTTCGGCTTGTTCTTTATTTCCAATTTGGTCAATATTATCTTGCCAAAGTTTATATTCTTCTTCGTAGTCCTCGTCATTAACCGCTAAGTCGATTTTAACGTATTGCATTCCAACAGAATGTTGGTCAACGAGTCCACTTTTATACTCATCAAATATCTGAGAATTGTAAGACTTTAAGATTTCAGAATCCATGTGCAACGCTTGGGTCATTCCATTCTTTTCAATACCCAAGTCCTTCCATGCAACATCTTCCTCGTATATCCTTATAGGGTTTCCAACCTTAGCAGTTCTCTCAAACTTATGGTCGTGTAAGTGGAACACTCTATTACCCCTTTCTTTTATAGATTTATTAAAACATCCTTTAGCATGAACATCATCGTGAGAATCCATCCATAGGTAAGTATTGCCTATAATTGTTCTTTCTAATTTATCTTCTGAATCAGAGTAAACACCCTTTAATGCGCTTTTTTTAGGAAGGGTTGTATTAAGCGACCCCTTGCAATGTTTAATCTGCGCTTTCTTTAATTCTATCTCTTGTGCTTTGTTCGCAACAAGATTCTTGATAAATTCCTTGTCCATCTTTTTTAATTATCTCTTGATTCTCTATTTGGCTGACCTTCTTCTTCTTGATTCGGTTCAATTCTTGCTTGTCTATTTTCATCTATTCTAACATCCATTTCTAATAAATCTAATGCGTCTTGTGCATTGACACCAGCCTCTAGTAATTGTGCTAATGTTCTAGCATTTCTTTCATTTACTTGGCTTAGTTTGTAATTATCATGATTCATAAAAGATAAATAATCCCAAGTCATGTGGTAATCATCAGGATTTAATCCAAAGTGCCTACAAAGACCCTCAATCAAGTCTTGTGCTTTAGGCATTTCCGAATAACTAATATGTCTTGATAATGCCTTCTCTTGATTCTCATACGTTGAACCCTCTAATAAAACTGATATAAGCTCTTTAGGGATTCCATACATATCTGCAATAATTAGCAAATCACTTGTGTATGCTTCGTCTAATTTTAAATCTGCTAAATTTTCAACAAAACGCTCAATGGTAACTTGAGACTTAATTGGCAAAACAGATTTTTTACCCCTTAATTTGTTTTCTATGTCGTCTTGTTCAACATCCTGCATCGTTGCAAAAGATGTCAAATTTTTAGTTGGGTCATAATTACCACTCACTAAAAACTTACGAACAAACTCTAGGTTAATGTTTTTAGCATCTAAAGTGCTTTCGTTGTTTTGAAGTATCTTTTTTAAAGCATCAACCCTGCTTTCACCTCTGTACCAATTACCCGTGTTGTTTGTTAAATCATGGAAAGGTAGAAGTTCACCTAATCTAAATTTTTCACTTTTCCCATTTTGGTACTCGTATCTTACCTCTACTCTTTCAATCCTACTTTGTGTGGCGTTTGACAATACAAGTTCGTCTAGGTTTTCTAAAGCAGCCTCATCCCAATCTATTTTAGAAGAATCTAACCAGTATAATTGCGCTCTTGAGTTTCCTGCTATTGCTGTATTTGGTTTCAAATAAGCATTACCATACATAATCCAAAAACGATAAGTCCACAACCATTGTCGCATCGTTTGAAAACGATTTGGATTTTTTAACATACGTATAAAAGCATCCTCTTGACCATCCCTTCTCTCTATTTTGCCTAAAGAAAAAACGTCACAATTAAGAAAAGTGACCTTAGCTAACGCAGGATTAGTTAGCATATAAATAAGTCTTTGCTCATTGGTTAGTGTAGCGTAACTCGCCTCACCACCAAACAAGCGATACCACCATGAACCATCATTGTATCTGGTTACTGATTTAGGCTTCCAAAAGTCAAAAAGTCCGATAACTTAAATTTTTGAAACAAAAGTAAACTAAAATTTGGAATTATCAAATCTTTTTTTTAGAACAGTCTACTTTAAAGTTTAGACAAGCCTAAATATTTTTTTAGATTATATTTAAAATCGCACATTAAAACGTGCGACAACAGTCGATAAGTGGAATGCTACGCACTACCACTTATCTTGGTGTTATGTACAATATAGATTAGTTTAATTCATCTAATATACTTGTTTGCTTACCAGTCGTAATAATATTTTTTCCCACCCTTTTCTCAGCAATACTAAAATACTCGTTATTCATTTCA